GATCTTGGTATTTACTATTAAAAGATTTCCAAAAATTGGTATCTTTTCTATTATTTTTATAATGCATGTGTAAATATAATACAATTCCAAGTTGATTATTAACAAACTGAGAATTAAATGAATCTTGAACAACTTTTGAGTTTTTATCTCTATCTTGTTGTTGTAAATATTTTGGAAAAAAGAATAACAAAAACAAATCCATATTATTGATCATTGATTCAATTGTTGTTGCCTCTATTGGTTCAAAAAATGAACTAGACAAACCATTGGCAAAACAATTATTAACCCAAGGGGTTTTAAAAAATCCTGGAGAATAAACAAAATTTTTATTAACTTGTAAAGAATCTCCATACAACTCTCTTAGTTCTAGTTCTGCTTCTTCTGGACTAATAGAGTTACCATCATATACATAACCACATCCATATCTATGCTGTAAAGGAATTTTCCAGGACCATCCGTACTTTAATGCGGTTGCCTCAGTATATGGATAAAACTTATCGTCTGCTGGTAAAAAACATGTTAGGCCCATTGTTGATGGCATTAAAAAAGATAAAGACTGCCATTCGGAATAATAATGCTTTCCAATTATTAATTTTTCAAACCCACTACAATCTATAACAAAATCACAATCAAATAAATTATTATTTTCAGTTAAAACACTGTCAATATTATTTAAATCATTAGAATTAATTTTTATAACTTTGTCATCTATAATTTTTATTCCTTTGTTTTTTGCTACATTTTCTAAAAAAATAACAAGTTTTCTAGCATCTACATAAAATGCATACTCTTTTGGATTTTGTAAATTTATTTTTTTATTACTAGCCATCCTATAACTAAGATCTAAATTATTTAAATTTTCACCTTTATTTACAGCAACTTTAAAGTATTTCAAAAAAAGATCTTTATCTTCAAAGTTATTATATACATGATTAAACCCGTGAAACCAACTAGACCCATCACTATTCCAATTTTTAAACATAATTCCATGTTTAATGGTTGCTCCAGTATTTTCTATAAACTCTTCTTTTGATACTTTTATTCTTCTTAAAAAATTGTTAGTTGCTGGAGTTAATCCTTCTCCTGGACCTAAAATTCCAATTTCACTACTTCGTATTATTGTTATGTCAAAAGATGGAAAATATGCTTTAAACAATAAAGCAGAAATACATCCTGCAGTTCCTCCACCAACAACTACAATCTTCATAGTATTAATCCAAAATGTTTAGCGATTGCGATGCTTGCTAGCATTGTCCATAAAATATTAAACCAAATAATAGTTGGCAATGTCTTAACAGTTGATGACCAAATAAGTGCTAGGCTTGAGCACAATGCAAATATATAAAGCCACCACCACTGTCTACCCAATATAAGTCCTGGAAATATAATACTAATCTTAGTCATAAAAGCAAAAAACTCAACCGTATTTGGTTTATTCCAATATGATTTATTAAACATTGTTTTAATTGCATACCACCACTGCATATGATTTTTCATAAATCTCCAATAATGCTAGATATTTTATTAGTATCTAGTGCTTTAAGTATATCAGAATCTAGCATATCGCCTATGTCTTTATATTTAGAACTAAGTTTAATTATTGATGATCTACCACCTAATTTATCTAAAAGTTTACTTGCCATAGTGCTTCCAGCATCATCATTATCTGAAACAATATAAACATCATTAAAATATTTTTTAAGCAATTCTATCTGAGAACTTGATACATTGGCTCCTAACGTTGCTACTGCTGGCAATCCAACTTGGTCTATCCTAATAGCATCAAACGATGATTCTACAACATAAACTTTATTAGACTGTTTAACTCTATGTAAATTAAAAAGTATTTTGCTTTTTGGCAAACCTGGAGTATTTTTAAACTCTTTGCCTTCTACAGTTCTTGCAACAAAACCAATTGTCATACCGTCTGGAGATTGAATTGGAATAGTAACCATATCTTGTTTTTCAGAATAACCAAGACTAAACTTTTCTACAGATCGTTTAAGTATCTGCCTACCCTCAAAATATCTCATTGCTCTAGGTGAATCTAATGCTTGATTATTTAGTCTTTTAATTAATAACTCGTCATATTGAATAAACTCTTTAGGTTTATACAATTTTTTGTTTACAAGATCTTCAATATTTGTTTCTTTTTCTTTACTCTTGATAAACCTAATAGATTCAAAATAAGATCTACCAGTCATCTTCATAATCAATTCTTGAAGTTCTGCAGTTTGTTGACAACTAAAACAAAAAAACAATCCGTTTTCTTTTGACACTTCTCCTGCTGGAGTTCTTGTATTATTATGATATGGACAAAATATAATAAAGTCTGAGCCTACCTCTGACTCTATAGTTACGCCTGACCCGATAAGGACTCTTTTAATTTGGTCTTCTGTATATGTATTGGTCTGTACCCGTCTACCGCGATTATCCACTGTATCTTCTTTCTTCCCACGTACATTCCATATGCTGTAAGTCCAAACTCAAAGCAATTCTTGTCACTATCATATTTTAGCGTAAAGTCTGGCTCAATGTCAATTCTTGGCGCATATCCAGTTTCCCGCATCTGTATGACCAATAATCTAAGATATTCTTCCTTAAGCCTAGGTATATGAGACTCATCCTTGATTACACCGTCAAGGTAGAAGTTTTTAATCGGTTTATGATGAAGCGACACATTATATTATAATGCCTTATCTTCGTAGTCTTTATAGCGATAGTAACCTTTATCAAAGTCTACCTGCACTAAAAACTCACCCATAAAACCATTACGATTCTTTCTAAAGGCACACTCAATGATGTCCGAGTTAGTTGCCCTACCAAGAGCCATGACCCAGTCAGCATCGTAAGCAATCTGTCTAGACCACGCCGTTTGTCCAAGTGTTGGTACGCTGCTTAGATCATTCACATCATCTGGGGTAGCAGAAGAAATAGCAATAATTGGAACTTCTTCTGAGATAGCCATAAGTTTAAGTTCACGGGATAGATTCTTCATTCTTACAGTCTCGTTGTCAGACTTTTGGTTCGGTGTCATAAGTTGTAGGTAGTCTACAATAACAAAGTCTGGCTTGTATTGATCTATCTTTCCACGCAAAACAGATGGACTAATTTCTCCACCTTGGTCATTTGAAATAATATGAAAAGGATTTTTACCCTCAAGATGTCTTTTATGCCATTCTTTAAGAGTATCTATCTCAATATTACCTTGACTAATTTTACGATGTGACCATAAACCTTCGCCCATAATTGTAAATACACGATTACGAACTTCTGTTTCAGACATTTCAAGACTAATAATTAATGGTGTCTTTCCTTGCTTCCACGCTTGTACTGCAAAATAAAGTGCAAGCCATGACTTACCAATTCCTGGATATGCAAGGAACACGCCTAATTGCCCAGCAGTAATTCCAGAAGGAAGGTAGTTGTCAAATCCTGGTAGCCCAGTTTTAATTCCTACGTTACCTGCTGCCTCCATCTTTTTTAGATGATCAAAATAAGCAATTGCAGAATCTAAATCAATTACATCAATGTCACGAACAGCAGACGTATTCTTTTTTAACTCTGATGTTTTTGTAATTAAATTATTTAATGCTTCTGCGCCTTTGTCATTCTGAACATCTCCTGCTGCAGAGCGTAGAATGTCTTTAAGGCTATCATTCAAATACTCATGTTGTAATTCTTCTAAATGATGCTTAGTTGCACCAATATCTTCAATTACTTCAAAGTCTCTAAATTTTTCTACAACAAGAGATGTTGGTGGAACAGAACTATTATGTTCAAAATAATTTCTTATAAATGTCCAAATATCAGAGTGCGTTCTAAGAATGCCATCAACATTAGCCTGTAACAAAACATGTATCTGTTTGTCTTTTAATACAGCATTTATTACTTTTGCCTCTGAGTTATTCACTTAGCCATTCCTTTGCTCTGCGCCGTCTTTCTAATCTTTCCATATCATCTTGCTCTTTGTCAAGTTTTGCCTTTAATATTTTTCAGCATTGTATGCAAAATAATTCCATGATGGCTCTTGTGCAACCTTGAAGTAATATTCTAAAAGATCGTAGCACCCAGACATACCATATGACTCTATCAAGGCATCTGAAGCCCACTGCTCTACATTTAAATTAAGGGTGGGCTTTGATTCGTATCTTGCAGTATGATGTTTAGAATATCTACTAAGCAAAGCCATTCGGTCTTTGCGTTCTGCCATTATTCTGCGATTTCTGCCTTAGCCTCATTGATCTTTTCAGTCAATTTAGCCTCTACAAAGCCATAGACACGTTCCATAGCCTCGTTTGTAGTCTCACCCTGCCTCTTTGAATCTACTACTCCCAAATCAAGTCGTAGCGATTGAAAGTTGCCTAGATTTAGTGTATATCCCAAGGTAACAGATACCTTAGTCTCATCATTTTGTTCCATTAGCCCTCCAAGGCCTAGTTAATGCTCTCATTCCAAACAGGAATAAATCTACCATCTTCAGTTTTCGTATAAGTAAGTATACCATCGCCCATTCTACGTGTCAACTCCTGCTTAGTAGGCGTATTATTATTTGTTACCAACCCGTCTTTTCTAGGCTGGCCTTGATGAATTGATGCAAGAATATCTCGCATTTCTCTAACTTGACTTTCAGAATAATATGATCTAATCTGAAACCCTGTTTTACCATCTTTACTACATCCCTTTGGATATGGAATAATACCATCTTTCATTAAACGTGGCATATATTTTCTATGCCTATTTAATAATTGTGAGGTTTCGTTCACAGTAAATGCTCGTTCTCTTTTCTTTTTAAATTCATGAACAAAACAAATTTCATTTTGATCTTTATTAATATTATATAAAGTTATAGTTCCATTTGCTCTGCTACTATGATATATTCTTACAAGGTCTCCATTAAGAAACCATATTTTTTTACTGCCAGAAATTATAGGGGCGCTATTGTAGTCTTTGCCCTTGTCTTTTCCTGAGAAAGCAACCATGATCCCTCTTTTGAACTATCTGGTGGATGATAAAATTTTCTTTTACCACATACAATACAGTATACCTCAAGATGCTCAGATGTGCTAAATTGACGGTCTACTAGGACTTTGCCTTTACATTTTACGCATTTCAATTTGGAATTCCAATTACAAGAACATTTACGTCTATTGTTGCTACACCATTTGATGCAAACTTTGCAACAAGGTTTGCTTCTGATGTTGTAACATTTGTAAGATAGATAGAAACATTCTTTCCTGCTTCTGTTCCACCTTTATTCCAAGGTGTTCCAACTACAATTGGTGGGTACTTAAAACTAAAATTAACCTTAAATGGAACCTCTGAGCCAGCAGTTGTTGTTGCAGCATTTGTAACATTTACTGTTTCTCCATATATAGACGCTCCTGGTGTTGGAACAGCATACTCTGTTCTTGGTGTTGTAGTTCCTACAATTTTTGTATTATTAGAAGATGTTGGAGATGATTGCCTTAAAAGTTGATTAACTGTTGTAACAATATTAGATATATACGAAACATCTAATGGCTGACCTCTTTGTGGAATTGGTAACTCAGGCATAATATTTAATTATATCACATGCTTGGTTGTTTTTACAAGTATATGGTTAGAATTTATTTTTTTATCATATGTTGGGGAATGAATAATAATACTAAAGTTGTCTATAGTATCATTAAAAACTATAGAGGTTTGAGGAGTAGAAACTCTTCCATAATAAGAATAATCTGACACAACTGGCTCTCCAACTGCTTTATTTGTTGCTAAATATACATCAAAAGTATTAAATAAATATGAAGAATTGGGAATCCACCACAATTCTCCTAGATGTATGGTTACGCCACCACCTTGATTTACTTGTCTAACTACAAGATCATATGTTGCTAACTGTGTTACAGTAGGAACAGTTAAATCATGTATTTTTGACCAATGTGATAATCTATTTCTATCTTCAGAAATAACTCTATATCTTAATCTATACTTTCCAGTTTCCCCACTAAACTCTGGTAAATTATTTTTAGAAATAACAGATTTTTTAATATTTTTATCTGCCATTACTGAACACCAACAGACATCCTATATTCTATATAGTTATTTGTATTTGATGCTTTTAATATTGGTTGCTCATTAGAGTTTTTTACAATTGTATAAGCAGTTAATCCATAAAGTGGATTTTGTGTTGTAACATTATCAACTCGAACAGCATCAAAACCTATATAATAATTATCATCTATAATATTGCTTGTAACTGCACATGCATAAATTTTTATAGATGTAACATCTGCCCAACTAAATCCATCTTCTTGAACAGCATCTGATATATTTTTTTCAAGAACATAATATCTATTTGTTGAAAAATCAATCTCTGGACTTGCTGAGTCAACTGCATTAAAAATTAATCTTGCCTTTTTTGTTGAAGTGTTAATAAAGTCAATAATAATTTTAACACTATCTGGACCTACATATGGGGTTGAAAGAGTTAGTGCTGCTGACTGATTAATAACAGAAAAAGCAATTTTAATTTTATCAGACAAAGAGTTTTGAGATAAATTAATTGATGTTCCAGTTTTTGAAATATGATTAACTGCAGAAAGATCAGTAGATGATGTTGCGTCTTTAATACTAGAAAAATCACCAGCCATTAAGATCATATTATTAAAAAATCTACATCTTTCATGATAGTCATTTCTATTAGGATTATAAAATGTTCTATTATCTGCATTTGCCTGAAAAACATCATAAGCAACATCAATAACATTATCATCTTGAGAATCAAGAGGTGTTGTTACAACTGGAATGCTTGCTGTTGATCCAGTAACTGATTGCCATGATTCTTCTTGTGAAAATAAAATAAGATTTCTACTATCAAATCCAGCAGCGGATGGGTTGCTTCCTGCAGAATAGATACCAATTTCTGTAATTTCATATCTTTCTTGGCTAGGAAGTTCTGCTGTAAACACTAACTTATTTACCCCGTCTTCATATACATATCCTCTGGAAGAAATTGGAACTCTAAACATCTCAAAATCTAAAAGTTCTTTTTGTGCATATGTATTAAAACTATGAGAGTCTGCAGACCCTAATGGTTGTGGACCAGAGCCAAATGCCATATATGATGCAAATGCTGGGGCAGTACCTAGAAGATACTTTGCCACAATTTCCTTACCTGTATTAGTTATCAAGACTCATCCACCCCTAATGTATCACTATATATTGTACCACCTGAAACAATTTCTATTTGAACTTTTTCGTCTGAAGCATTATCTTTTGTTTCTATAACTAAATTTCCTTCTCCGTCTATATAAACATTCGTGCCATTGGTACTAGAAGATGTTGGGACGTCTGGAATTCTAGCAAGTAAATTAATAGCAAAATTAAAAAAATATACATCTGAGGTATCTTGAAGTGCTATTATTTTTTTAGGATCGTAGGTATTTTTAAAATTTGATATATTTAAAATTGGTTGATAGTCAATATTTTTAGTATTAACAAAATTTTTATTGCTTAATATTAAAAGTTCATGACCAGCAATTTGTTCAAAAAATAAATTAAGAATATCTCCTTCTTTTATTGGGTTTAAAGCATTTTCATCAAAATTAACATATTGTGGTGTAGCAATTTTAACAGATGCTTTTGTTACTAAATTAGATGATTGTTGAGTTGTTTGTGGCACTGGAACTAAAGGGGTTGCAGCAGCACTAGCAATATCTTCTTGTTGCCAATATTCCATATCACACCTCACTCAAATAAATTGTCATACTTGGTCCATTATTATCTCTGCTATATTCAATATTATAAACTATAAATCTTGAATCTTGTGTTGCAACCATATCTACATTATTATTATTTTTATAATCAATTGAAACAATGTCGCCAAGTTGAACTATCGGGGTTGCAAATATCTCCACCCCAATAGCCTTTCTTGGCTCCATAAGTTTATTTATAATCCAACCCATTAAATCTTCTGCGTCATCTGATGTTTGAATATAATCACTCTCTATAGAAAACTCATTTTTTCCATATATAATTCTGCTGTTTTTTATAGTATTATATTTTTGTTCCTCTATAATTGGAGAATAAATTATTGCGTTACCTCTAAGTTCTTGATCTGAAAAACTTGAACTTTTCTTAAAATAGTCATCAACTGTTAACACATTGGTATTGTCTTGAGTAAAAGCAATTCCAACAATATTTAAAAAGTTAAAAGAACTAGTGCCTAAATCTAACAAAGAGTCTGTTGAATTAAATATTAAAAATTCTGCTCCATATGCGTTTGATTGATAATTTGAAATAGTAAAATCTTTAAACCTATCTTGTGGCTTTAATATTTGTGAAGATAATGCTGGATATGCATTATCAAACCTTATATTAAGATAAGCACATTCTCTCATTATTGTACCAAATTCATCATAGTATATTTTATAGTTAGGATTATTTCCTGGTCCAACTCCAGAAAGATATGTGTCTTGAAGAACACCACTTAAAGCATACTTTCTTAGTGAATCTTTTATGCTAATTGCATTGCCACCAAATGCTTTGCCTATAGGTTCAGTTACTTTTTCTGATCCATTAGCAGAATAATTTGGACCCATGGCAATAAAATTTTCAAACATGCACTTTGATCCACCTCTTGTAAATAAAGCAGCATTATAGTTTTTAGGCAATGGTTCTTTATCATCTACAGTTGCAACTAAAACATTATTAATATACAAATAAAACCTTCTTGTATTTGTTGCTAATAAATCATCTACATATTCTACTGCTAAATCATAAACAGTTGTATTTTTATCTTCAAACTTTTTAGAAATACCAACAAAGTTACCAGAGTCTGATAGAATATCACCATTACCACTCCACAACAATTCTGGAATTGCTTTTGTAGATGAAGAGTCTTTTTTAATTTTATAAAAAATTATATTGGCTTCTTCTTCTGTTCCTCCATCTAAAGAAATAATTTCAAAATAATATCCATTATTATTAGAAGAATTAACTAAAACCCCTAAGCCACCAGAATTTCCAGAAATCTTAATTGATTGATTTGGAGAATCTGTTGGTATTTGATAATAAATTGATCCATCTAAAGGAACAAGGGTTTTATATGTATTATTATTTTCATCTTGAATCTCTCCAACAGAAGCACCAATAATTCTAACCCGTGTTCCAAAATAATTATATCTATCTGCAAGTCCTCTAGTAATCATAGTAATAAAATTAGTAGGATTAGGGTCTGTAGTATTAAAATTAGGGCCTTTCAAAACTAATGCAGATGACTGAACTATTCCTTTATGTTTTTGTGGGTTTATTGTATTAATTGTAACTATTTCATTTTCTGTTAAATTAGATTTTCCTAAATATTTTTTAACAATGCTGTTAACAGTAGATTTTTTTGCTAGGTCATTGTTAATTCCTGCAGGACCAATAGTTGTTGATCCTGCAAACGAAGTCTCTCCAAATAAATATTGAGACTCCATTACACATCCTTTTCTATTGTCTATTCCTTCCCATAAAGAGTCTAGTCCATAACGATGATATGCAATCTTAGTTCCAAATTGCGCTCTGCCATGTGACATAACAGCACCATCTTTTCTTCTGCTAATACCAGCAACCAACTCATAATATGGCTCAGAATAAATACGCACTAGACCAGTATGATATATTTTTCCATTAAATGGCATGTTTGATAAATAATATTTATATTCAGAATCACTGCTAATCCAAACATTTCCAGTTCCTGCAACATTATATTCAACAGCATCATATCTTATAATTTCGCCATTAGCATAAAAATATCCTTGATACCTTACTAATAAATATGCACTTTCGCCAAAATCAATAATATTATTATAAACATTTCCTCCTTGAACAAATGGCGGTGAGTCATTTAGATCTTTGTTAAGTACTAGTGCAGCAAGGCTATATCCACCAGAACTATTTCCTATTTTTGACTCTTGTGTATCCTGTATTTGCCATAGTAGTGATGGCTTATATACCCAAGATTTATCTTCTGAACCTATATTTGTTTCTTGACCTAATTGACTGTATGCCTTATCAATATACCTTGTTTTATAAGTAATTTTGCCATCATTATAAATCTTTTTATCTTGTGATGATATGTTAATAATATTAGAAAGTTTTTTTCCACCAATAACTTTATTTCTAATAACTTGAGCAGTATTTTCAATAAACGATGGACTGCCTTGACCTAGTTCTTCTGTCCAAAATGTAGTATTATAAAATTCAGCATCTAATTCTTCTGTAGCAATGCTTGTTGGGGTTTCTCCATCATCTGTTGAAACAACAATATCAGAAACTTTATCAGTTACTTTTGAACCTATTAGTTCATAATCTATTGATCTTTGTGATGCATTTGGCATTAAATATTCTTTGCTCATTACAACAAAATTATTATATTCATCAAAAAACATTGCTGTTTGAGTTGATACTGCTAAATCATTTAAAACCTCTGCTAAATTTTTATCTGGACTAACAAAAAGATATGGAATCACTGGTTCAAAGTCACTAACATTTCTTTTATAAATATAATTACTAAAGCCTACATAGTCAAGAAGTAAAGCAATTGCATAACTCAAAGAAACATTTGTAATAAATAATTGTGGTGCTGGCATAGATTCAAGATAGAAATATAAGTCTCTTAACTGTATAGATATTGTTCCACCAGTTATGTCTGCTTGTGGAAACCCTTCGGAGTATAAAGTTTTAACTGGTATTAAATAATCGTAACCAGACACATTTATAATGTTTTCATAAAATGTAAACTTAACATTTTTTCTAAT